GTACGGAGTTTTAGATAGTTCGCTTTGGCACAAACGTGGAGATACAGGACCAAGCCTTGCGGAACAAATGATTGTAAGAGGGTGTCGATGGCGACCTTCAGATAGAAGTAAAGGAAGTAGAGTTGCAGGAAAAAATGAATTACACAGGAGATTACAGGTTGACGAGTTTACTGAAGAACCTCGCATGGTTATATTTAACAACTGCACAAACCTTATATCTCAACTGCCTAGTCTACCCTTGGACAAGAAAAACTCCGAAGACGTAGATACAAACGCAATGGATCACATGTATGATGCACTACGATACGGAATTATGACACGACCTAGAAGTTCCATATGGGACTATAACCCTGTGAATCAGCGAACAGGATTTCAAATCGCTGATCCCAACTTTGGATATTAGATATGGCAGAAGAAAACGAAGTAGCATTTGACACAGATGGTGTCTCCGCATTGCAGGACAATGATCCTGCTCTTAGATCAGAAAGTGATGTAGTAAGTTTTGTACAAGGCAGATTTAAAAGAGCAGAAGATGTAAGACAGCAGGATGAGCAAAGGTGGCTAAAAGCGTATAGAAACTACAGAGGACTTTATGGTCCTGACGTACAGTTTACAGAGACAGAAAAGTCACGAGTATTCGTAAAGGTAACAAAAACTAAAACACTTGCAGCATACGGACAGATAATAGACGTTCTGTTTGGCAACACTACTTTCCCACTCACGGTAAATCCAACAAAGTTACCAGACGGAGTGGCAGAGTCGGTACATATTAATATAGACCCAAATGCAGAACAAGGATTAGATGATTTAAAACAGGCTTTTGAGGATAAACCCTCAGAGCCTTATTTATTTGGACCTAATGGAAAGTTAAAGCCCGGTGAAACAATAGCAGATTTGCAGAACAGGCTAGGACCTTTAGAAGAAAAATTAGGTAATGTTTCTGAAAAACTTATAGAAGGGGATGGACAAACACAAACGACTGTTACCTTTCACCCTGCTATGGTTGCAGCAAAGAAGATGGAAAAGAAGATACATGACCAACTAGAAGAGTCTGGAGCAAATAAACAGCTTCGCAACACCGCTTTTGAAATGGCATTATTTGGCACAGGCATTATGAAAGGACCTTTTGCTCTTGATAAAGAATACCCAAATTGGAATGATGATGGAGAGTATGACCCAACTATAAAGACAGTACCATCTACAGATCACGTATCTATCTGGAACTTTTATCCTGACCCTGATGCTTACAATATGGATGAAGCAGAATACTGTGTACAAAGACACAAGCTATCAAAAACACAAATGCGTAATCTCAAGAACAGACCATACTTCAGAGAAGAGTCTATAGAACATTGTCTTGATATGGGAGCACAATACGATAAGAAGTATTGGGAAGACGACATGAAGGATTACGCTATAGAGAACTATACTGAGCGTTACGAAGTATTAGAATTTTGGGGATACGTAGATGCAGAAAAGTTAGAAGAGAATGGTATTGACATTCCTAGCGAACTCGCAGATGTAGAACAACTAAATTGTAATATATGGGTATGTCAAGGTCACGTATTAAGAATGGTGTTAAACCCATTCAAGCCAGTGCGTATACCTTACTACGCTGTTCCTTATGAGCACAACCCATACAGCTTTTTTGGTGTTGGCATAGCAGAAAATATGGA